TTAATAAAACTCTATACCCGTAATCTTCAATGAGTTCTGGCGCTTCCCTTTAATTCCTTTTACATATTCAAAATGAATGTTTTTGATTGCCATCTTTATGAATTCAGTTTTTAACTCATCTTCCATTAATTCCCAGCCGTTTAGCAATGAATACTTGAAATTTTTAATCTTCTCATAGTTAAAAGTCTTACCCTTATCATTATCCTTGCGCTTTTCATACTCATGTATTTCTTTGTCAATACGACTTATTATTGGAAAAGCTTCATCCTTATCCATCATACCTTCTATAAAAAGTGTTTGACATCTAGCGCGTTCTTTTCGCAACTTTTCAATATCGATGCCGACATCTTCTATTTCTTTAGGTTGGTTTTCGATTTTATATGATGTTAAATCAAATTGTTTTAGATAATTGTAAAATTGTTTTAAAACCTCGCCTTCGTCGATGTTACATGCATTTTTATTTTTAGTATTTTTGCAGTTAGAACAAAAGTATAGTTTAGAATACCAAACTTCTTTATTTTTAGGCGTATGCTTGACTGTGTTTAAAGTCAATTTCTGGTTACAGTTTGGACATAATAGTTTACTTCTGAAAATAGCGTTATGTTTTACGATTGTAGAGTTAGTTTTTTCACTTATCCTTAATTTTATTTCTTCGTATTCTTCTTCACTTATAATAGCTTCGTGGGTGTTTTCGACGAATATGTCACCGAAAACAAGATGACCTCTAGCTACCGGACTCGTTAGAGCATTGCCTATAACTGATCTGTGCCAGTTTTTACCTAAGGGTGCTTTGTATTTAGAGTTGTTCAATTTTATAGTTATTTCTCTTAAACTAGTACCTTTTTTCGCTTCTTCTACTGCAAATCGTAATACTTTTTTATATTCATTAGGCACAAATTTATCGTTTACTCTGTCGTAATAGAAAGGAGGGACAGTTTTAGCTAACCCTTTTCTAGCTGATGCGCGTCGACCCATTGCAGTACGCTCTTGAATTGTAGTACGCTCCCACTCTGCCATAGCACCTACTAATGTTACGAACAAACGTCCCATAGCAGAAGTTGTGTCATATACTTCTGTTGCGCTCCTAAACAACACGTTTTTATTCTCAAACAATTCTAGTATCTCTAGTAAGTCTTTAACACTTCGAGTTAATCGATCTAGTTTATAGACTAAAACCAAATCAAAATTATCTATTTCATTCAACATTTCTTGTAAAGCGGGTCTGTCTTTTTTAGCTCCGGAGTATCCAGCGTCAGTATATACTTTATGAATTTTCCAGTCGTTTATGTCGCTGTAAGCTCTTAATTTTCTTTCTTGTTCTTCGATAGAGTGTCCTTTTTCTTTTTGTTCAAGTGTACTCACTCTAGTATAAATTGCTACTTTCATGTGCTCCCTCCTCAAAATTGGCAAAAAATAATAAGGGTAGGCGGGCTACCCGTGAAAATTGTATAAAAAAAGAGAGAGCGCAGATGCACCCTCTCATGTCGCAAATATTTCAGAGACTTGTCTAATTTGAAGCTTGCCGCAAATATTTCAGCGGCTTGTTTTGTATATATGTAATATACCATCAAAGAGAGTGTAGTTCAAGCGATTTAACTAAGAAATCTAATTTTTATACTATTTTCAATTTTATCTACTGTTTCTTTTGAATATGATATTTCTCCGGCAGGGTCATACCTATTAATTTTCGATATTCTATCCTTGCTGATTGTAGTGATATTTAAAACGTTAGCATAGGTCTTTTTATACTTGAATCGCTCATATCTTTTGCGAACCTTCGAATATTTTTTGAAGTCGTCATTCAGCGATTTGTTTTCATCAAGTAATTTTTGATCGTATGGGTTTTCTGCTTTTGACACCTTTTCAAGATTGTTCATGATTTTTTTAGCTAAATCCTTACCCGTTACGTCCATTTTTTCCAATACTAAAGGTAACAAATCTTCTTCGATATGCACATTGAATTTACTTCTGGAAGATGTAAGTGGAACTACCGTTAATATTGGATTTTTATTTGAATCGTGATTATTAAGTACCATACAAAAATGGTTTCCAGAAAACTCTCTGCCAACATTAACACCTAACTTTACATAAATTATAGTGCCTTTTTTATATCTGGTGTAACTTTTGTTTTCTTTTAACAATCTAACTTCATCCAATAAAAACTCTGAATATTCAAGACACCATGAATTCATATATTTAAATTTGTAAATCTCGCTATTTTGAATCTTTTTAAAATTATTAACTGCTGTTTCTAAAGGTGCGTTCTCTTCCATCCCTCATCCTCCTCACGCCACATAGGCGCTGTTAATCAATATGATGCAATTTAAAAACTCTCAACGGCTCAAATGTAATTGAGAATTCGCCGTAGTGAGTACCAATACCATATATCTTTTTATATTGTTCTATTGCTTCTAATATGTATTCTTCACTTAATTGTAGATACTCAGACAACTCATACAAGTTACGTACACCGTAATTGTGCGCTTCCACAATTTCGCGTAACGGGACTGCTGAGATAAAGCCGTGTCGTCTTGCGTAATTTTCGAACTTGCGATTGTTGAAATTCGAGTAATCGGCTATATCACCGTATGTAAGTTTATTATGCGCTAATTCTTCGAAGAGAATTCCTGCTTTTTCTCTATCTGATAAACCACGCTTTATTAAAATTAAATCTCCTAACCATACCCCGTCTAAATTATCTGGAAGTACATCAGCCTCTCTTATTTCAATATAATCATGTTGTATTAAAGTTTCTTCATATAATCCCATCTGATACATCCTTTACTTACGTTTACTTCTTATATAATCTGCATAATCTAAAACTCTTTGCCACTCGTCATCAGTTAATTCTCCTTCTAAATGAGCTGCACGATGTTGTACTTCGTTTTCTGTTTGTCTATTTTTTAATAGTAAATATTCTGGGGTAACTTTCAATGCATTGGCAATCTCAGCTATATCCTCCATAGGTATTTTTCTGCTACCGTTTTCATATCGGGATAAGGTAGATTTATTGACACCTATCTTAGTTGCAAAATCAGTTAAATTCACATTATTCTCTTTTCGTAGTTGTTTGATTAATTTACCTATTTCCGCTGAAGTTCTCATTTCAAATTTACCTCCGTTTTATTTATAACAGTATAATAACACTTTTCCATATAGGAAACAACTAGCATTTTAAAAGAATAAAAAATATTTTTCGAGATTTTTGTTGACAATTAGGAAACTTAGGTTTAGTATTGAGTTAACTTCAAAAAACGGAGGTGAGCAAATGTATGAGTTCAACGTCAAAAGAATGAAAGCTGAACGCATTGCTAAAGGCATTTCGATTTCTGATATGGCAAAAAAATTAGGAATGACACCAGGAACTTATTCAAAAAAAGAAAACGGGCATATTAGAATTAATGTTGACGATTTAGCAAAAGTAATTGAAGTACTAGAATTGCCACAAGATAAGTGCGGTATTTTTTTTACTTATAGAGTTTCCAAAATGTCAACAGAACAAAAACAAACATCTTAAAAGGAGGACACTATGGAACAAATAACGTTAACCAAAGAAGAGTTGAAAGAAATTATAGCGAAAGAAGTTAGAAATACTATAAAAGGCGAGAAACCAATCAGCTCAGGTGCAATTTTCAGTAAAGTAAGAATCAATAATGACGATTTAGAAGAAATCAATAAAAAACTCAATTTCGCAAAAGATTTGTCGCTAGGAAGATTGAGGAAGCTCAATCATCCGATTCCGCTAAAAAAGTATCAGCATGGCTTCGAATCAATTCATCAAAAAGCTTATGTACAAGATGTTCATGACCATATTAGAAAATTAACATTATCAATTTTTGGAGTGACACTTAATTCAGACTTGAGTGAAAGTGAATACAACCTAGCAGCAAAAGTTTATCGAGAAATCAAAAACTATTATTTATACATCTATGAAAAGAGAGTTTCAGAATTAACTATCGATGATTTCGAATAAAGGAGGAACAACAAATGTTACAAAAATTTAGAATCGCGAAAGAAAAAAGTAAATTAAAACTTAATTTACTAAAACATGCAAACAGTAATTTAGAAACAAGAAACAACCCTGAACTGTTGCGAGCAGTTGCAGAGTTGCTTAAAGAGATTAATCGATAAATTCTATGAATTCGATTTTAGCTGAAGCGATAGCTACTATTTTGTCTCCAACAAAAGTATATGAGCCATTAGTGAACAAGGAACTTTTAATTTTTTCTTTTGATATTTCAACAGTTCCGCGATGACCTGACTTTATCACTTTTTCTAAATTATCGATTTCAACAAATTTATCGTTAGAAAGATATAAACAAGCTTTCATACTTATCACCTCCTTAGGTTGATAACAACATTATACACGAAATAAGCATAAACATTATGCAAGCATTACAAACATTTTGTTTCCAATAAAAAAACACACACCTTGTCGTAGAAGGTATGTGTTACGGAAATTTTGTTTGGTTCTAATCACTACGACTAACAGCACAATTTTTGCTGGTATCGTCCCCAGCCCTGTATGGTGCTTAGGTTTTCCATCAAAGTCTAGCGTCCTAAAAGTTACTACCTTCTAGTACGCATACCTTGTTAACGTCTCAGTTGACTGTGGAACACAACAAACGATGTTCTAATTTAGACTTACTAACCTATAAAACCACAGGATGATTTAAAAACTCGCATAAGCAAGGAAATCACCTCCCAGTGTAGTGGGGTTGGATTAATTATATAACGAAATATCGTTATAGACAATAAGGAGTGGTAAGATGCTGAACTTAAAAGAATTGAGAGAAGAAAAGGGGATAACACGCTATCAACTAGCGAAGCTAACAGAATTACAAAATTCGACAATTCAATCTATCGAAACAGAAGTTAAAAATCCCGGCTTCCTCACAGTAAAAAAAATATGCGATGCACTACAAGTTGATATCGCTAATGTAAAGGAGAAATAAAATGCAAGCATTACAAACAAAATCGAACATCGGCGAAATGTTCAATATACAAGAAAAAGAAAATGGAGAAATCGCAATCAGCGGTCGAGAACTTCATCAAGCATTAGAAGTTAAGACTCCATACAAAAAATGGTTTGAAAGAATGAGTGATTACGGATTTGAAGAAAATATCGATTATGTAGTTACGGACATTTTTGTCCATAACCCACTAGGAGGTCGTCAGAATCAAACTGACCACGCACTCACACTAGACACTGCAAAAGAAATCGCAATGATTCAACGTAGTGAACCTGGCAAACGTGCAAGGCAATACTTCATCCAAGTTGAAAAAGCATGGAACAGTCCAGAAATGATTATGCAACGTGCTTTAAAAATTGCTAACAACACAATCAATCAATTAGAAACAAAGATTGAACGTGATAAACCAAAAATTGTATTTGCAGATGCAGTAGCTACTACTAAGACATCAATTTTAGTTGGAGAGTTAGCGAAGATCATTAAACAAAACGGTGTAAACATCGGGCAACGCAGATTATTCGAATGGCTACGTCAAAACGGATTCCTAATTAAACGCAAGGGTGTGGATTATAACATGCCTACACAGTATTCAATGGAACGTGAGTTATTCGAAATTAAAGAAACATCAATCACACATTCAGACGGTCACACATCAATTAGTAAGACGCCAAAAGTAACAGGCAAAGGACAACAATACTTTGTTAATAAGTTTTTGGGTGAAACACAAACAACTTAATAGGAGGAATTATCAATGAACACACTATACAAAACAACCCTCCTCATCACAATGGCAGTTGTGACGTGGAAGGTTTGGAAGATTGAGAAAAACACAAGATTTAAACTTAGAAATTTTGATTATCCAAAAATTAATAATGCTCAGAGCAAATCATTGTTGGATATTGCTAGTCACGATCTAAAAGATATTTAACTGTATTCAAAATTTTCATATCTTGTTGAGCTTTTAAGCTTTCGTATAAAGCTATTGAATAAATAATTTCGTAAGATACGTTTTCAGGAGCATCTTCTTTCAACTTATTTATTCTATCTCTAAAAAAGTCACTGTCACCACCGAATTCTTTTTCGGCTTGATTACTAAGTTCACCAAAGAAATTTTGAAAATCATTAAATTCCATACTTATCACCTCCTTTCACTAGGAGATAACTAAATTATACACGAAAGGAATGGTAGAAGTGCCACCACACATTCAACAAATGTTATACGAAATCCAGTTAAAAGCTGGTATACCTCAAAAATTAATGGAAATGCAAGGTTTGATAAACGATGAAACAACCAAAGAGGAGAAAAAAGAAAATGAGTAACATTTATAAAAGCTACCTAGTAGCAGTACTATGCTTCACAGTCTTAGCAATTGTGCTTATGCCATTGCTGTACTTCACTACAGCATGGTCAATCGCGGGATTCGCAAGTATAGCGACATTCATATTTTATAAGGAATACTTTTATGGAGAATAAAAAAACTGCTACTTGCGCCAACAAGTAACAGAGACAAACGATTAGCAAAATTAATTCACGTTCAATATAAAACGAAAAACGGAGGAAGTCAAGATGTATTACGAAATAGGCGATGTATGTCAGAAGGTAATTAATGTAGACGGATTTGATTTTAAATTAGCAGTTAAGAAGAAGGACCACAGCATTCTGGTGAATATCTTAGATTTAGAAGATAAGTTTATCGACGGCATAAACATAACTAATGAGAACGATCTATACACAGCATTAGACATATTAAATCAATCTATTTACGAATGGATTGAAGAGAACACAGATGAACAGGACAGACTAATTAACTTAGTCATGAAATGGTAGGAGGTCGCTATGAAGCAGACTGTAACTTATCTAATCAAGCATAAAGATGAAAATCTATTTATTACAAACCGACCAACCGAAGTGAACGACACAGTGAAGTATTCAACTGATATGCGAGACGCAAGAGAATTCGACGGACTAGACAAAACTGTTATTGATATGTCTAAGCACAAAGCAATCAAGAAAACAGTGACAGAAACAATTGAGTATGAGGAGGTAGAACATGACTGAACAAACATTATTTGAACAGTTGAACAGTAAAAACGTGAATGATCATACAGAACAAAAAAATGGATTAACTTATCTAGCATGGTCATATGCACACCAAGAGCTGAAAAAGATTGACCCAAACTACACAGTAAAAGTACACGAGTTTCCACATCCAGATATTAACACAGAAAATTATTTTGTACCTTATTTGGCTACACCAGAAGGCTATTTTGTACAGGTATCTGTGACTGTGAAAGATAGTACAGAGACTGAGTGGCTTCCAGTATTGGACTTTAGAAATAAATCGCTTGCTAAAGGTAGTGCAACAACTTTCGATATTAACAAAGCGCAAAAACGATGTTTTGTTAAAGCTTCGGCTTTACACGGTTTAGGCTTATATATCTACAACGGCGAGGAACTACCAAGTGCAAGTGACAACGATATTACAGAATTAGAAGAGCGTATCAATCAGTTCGTGAACTTATCTCAAGAAAAAGGGCGAGATGCAACTATCGATAAAACGATGAGATGGCTAAAAATATCTAACATTAATAAATTAAGTCAAAAACAAATCGCAGAAGCACACCAAAAATTAGATGCGGGATTAAAACAATTGGATAGTGAGGAGAAACAATAATGTTAAACAGAGCAGTATTAGTAGGACGCTTAACAAAAGACCCAGAATTAAGAAGCGCGCCAAATGGCGTAAATGTAGGTACATTCACATTGGCAGTAAACAGAACATTCACGAATGCTCAAGGCGAGCGTGAAGCAGATTTTATAAACGTAGTAGTGTTCAAGAAACAAGCTGAAAATGTTAAAAACTACCTTTCTAAAGGGTCGCTGGCAGGTGTAGACGGGCGATTACAAACACGTAGCTACGAAAATAAAGTCGGGCAACGTGTATTTGTGACAGAAGTAGTAGCGGACAGTGTTCAATTCTTAGAACCGAAGAATAACAACCAACAACCAAACAACAATTATCATCAACAAAGACAAACTCAAACTGGTAATAATCCTTTTGATAACAACGCAGACTCTATAGAGGATCTTCCTTTTTAGGAGGCGTTAGATGAACGAATTATGGAAAGATGTTGTAGGTTACGAGGGCATATACGAAGTAAGCAGTAAAGGTAGAGTTAGAACTCACAAAAATAAAGTTACTTGGTCTAACCGTTATCAAAAATGGAGGCATTGGAAACAGCGTTATTTAAAAGATAAAACACCTAATGGTCGAGATGTAAGAGTAACCCTTTGGAAAAATGGTAAACGCAAAGATTTTTTAGTCCACAGATTAGTGGCATTCGCCTTTATACCAATGATAGAAGGTAAAAATTGTATTAACCATATTGACGGGAACCCCAAAAATAACAATGTAGAAAATCTTGAATGGTGTAATCACTTGGAAAATAATAGGCATGCATTTGAAACAGGATTAATGCATACCAATATGGCTGTAAAACTTATTAATCATTTAGGTATCGAATATGAATTTATAAGTATGAGTAGAGCAGGAAAATTCTTAGGCAGAAGTCATAGTTATATTAGCGACAAAATAAAAAATAATCACAAAGATGTTACTGATATACATGGTAATAAATATAAATTTGAGAAGTTGATATAAATGCCGAAAATTACTAGTTATATCACTCAAGATGACGGTACAACAACAGTTGTCATCTCGGGTGTTGAATTAGGCAATAAAGAAACATTACTACTTGATAACGGGTTTGATGTAGAAGTAGATGTAAACGTTATAGATCCGTTTCAAATTACCGGCAAGCAACGTCGAAAAATATTCGCGCTTGTCAAAGACATAGAAGAACATACAGGTCAACCAATGGACTATATGAGACATATGTTCATCGAGTTTGTAAGAACGTACTACGGCTATGATGAACGTATTTCGCTAAGTAATTGTACGAGAACACAAGCAAGTCAAATCATTGAAGCAACGCTTGACTGGACGTTCTACAATGACATACCACTTAGCTACAAAACGAGTAATCTACTGAAACAAGATAAATCATTCTTATACTGGTCAACTGTTAACCGCAACTGTGTAATATGCGGAAAGCCTCACGCTGACCTAGCGCATTACGAAGCAGTAGGTAGAGGCATGAACAGAAACAAGATGAATCACTACGACAAACATGTATTAGCGTTATGTCGCGAACATCACAACGAGCAACATGCGATTGGTGTTAAGTCATTTGATGATAAATATCAATTGCATGACTCGTGGATAAAAGTTGATGAGAGGCTCAATAAAATGTTGAAAGGAGAGAAAAATGAATAAGTTACTAATAGATGACTATCCGATACAAGTATTACCGAAATTAGCTGAATTAATAGGGTTAAACGAAGCAATAGTATTGCAACAAATTCATTATTGGCTAAACAACTCAAAACATAAATACGATGGCAAAACTTGGATTTTTAATTCTTATCCAGAATGGCAAAAACAATTTCCATTTTGGAGCGAGAGAACTATAAAAAGGACATTTGGGAGTTTAGAAAAACAAAATTTATTGCATGTAGGTAACTACAACAAGGCTGGATTTGACCGTACAAAATGGTATTCAATCAATTATGAAACATTAAACAAACTAGTGGCACGACCATCGGGACAAAATGGCCCGACGATGAGGACAAATTGGCACGATGCAAGAGGACAAAATGACCCGACCAATACCATAGACTACACAGAGACTAACAAACATAGAGAGACAGACGACGTCTCAAAGTCATTTAAGTATATTAGTACCAATTTAGAAATTATACAAAACCCTTTAAAAGCAGAACAGTTAGAACACGAAATTAAATCATTTAAGCAAGATCAGTTCGAAATAGTAAAAGTCGCTACCGATTACTGCAAAGAAAACAACAAAGGTCTGAATTACTTACTAACTGTATTAAAGAACTGGAATAAAGAAGGCGTTTCAGATAAAGAAAGTGCTGAAAACAAATTGAAACCTCGTAACTCTAAAAAAGAAACTACTGATGATGTCATAGCACAAATGGAAAAAGAATTGAGTGATGACTAATGCCGATGAGCAAAACACAAGCATTAGAAATTATTAAAAAAGTTAGGTACGTATACAACATCGATTTTGATAAACCAAAGTTAGAAATGTGGATTGATGTATTAAGTCAAAACGGGGATTATCAACCAACTGTAAAAGCTGTAGATGGATATATCAACAGTAACAACCCGTACCCGCCTAACCTACCAGCAATCATGCGTAAGGCACCTAAAAAAGTATCTATTGAGCCGGTAGACAACGAAACCGCTACACACCAATGGAAAATGCAGAATGACCCCGAATATGTCAGACAAAGAAAAATAGCGCTAGATAACTTCATGAATAAGTTGGCAGAATTTGGGGGCGATAACGAATGAATTACGGTCAATTTGAAATTGAAAGCACAATAATCGCTACGCTACTTAAACAACCGGACGTACTAGAAAAGATAAGAGTTAAAGATTACATGTTTACGAACGAAAAGTTTAAAACCTTTTTCAATTATGTAATGGACGTCGGAAAGATAGATCATCAAGAAATCTATTTAAAAGCAACTAAAGATAAAGAGTTTTTAGATGCAGATACTATAACTAAACTTTACAACTCCGATTTCATTGGATACGGATTCTTTGAACGTTATCAACAAGAATTATTGGAAAGTTATCAAATCAACAAAGCGAAAGAATTGGTAACTGAGTTCAAACAACAACCTACGAACCAAAATTTTAATAACTTGATTGATGAACTCAAGGATTTAAAAACAATTACTAACAGAAAAGAAGACGGAACCAAGAAGTTTGTTGAGGAGTTTGTCGATGAGTTATACAGCGATAGCCCTAAGAAGCAAATTAAGACGGGTTATAAGCTCATGGATTACAAAATAGGGGGATTTGAGCCGTCGCAATTAATCGTCATCGCAGCGCGTCCCTCAGTGGGTAAGACAGGTTTTGCATTAAACATGATGCTGAACATAGCACAAAATGGATATAAAACATCTTTCTTTAGTCTCGAAACAACTGGCACATCAGTATTGAAACGTATGTTATCAACAATTACTGGTATTGAGTTAACCAAGATAAAAGAAATCAGGAACTTAACGCCGGATGACTTAACAAAGTTAACGAATGCGATGGATAAAATCATGAAATTAGGCATCGATATTTCTGATAAAAGTAATATCACACCGCAAGATGTGCGAGCGCAAGCAATGAGGCATTCAGACAGGCAACAAGTTATTTTTATAGATTATCTTCAACTGATGGATACTGATGCGAAAGTTGATAGACGTGTAGCAGTAGAAAAGATATCACGTGACTTAAAGATAATCGCTAACGAGACAGGCGCAATCATCGTACTACTTTCACAACTGAATCGTGGTGTCGAGTCTAGACAGGATAAAAGACCAATGCTATCGGACATGAAAGAATCAGGCGGAATAGAAGCAGATGCGAGTTTAGCGATGCTACTTTACCGTGATGATTATTATAACCGTGACGAAGATGACAGTATCACTGGCAAATCTATTGTTGAATGTAACATAGCCAAAAACAAAGACGGCGAAACCGGAATAATTGAATTTGAGTATTACAAGAAGACTCAGAGGTTTTTCACATGAATATAATGCAATTCAAAAGCTTATTGAAATCGATGTATGAAGAGACAAAGCAAAGCGACCCGATTGTAGCAAATGTATATATCGAGACTGGTTGGGCGGTCAATAGATTGTTGGACAATAACGAGTTATCGCCTTTCGATGATTACGACAGAGTTGAAAAGAAAATCATGAATGAAATCAACTGGAAGAAAACACACATTAAGGAGTGTTAAAAAATGCCGAAAGAAAAATATTACTTATACCGAGAAGATGGCACGGAAGATATTAAGGTCATCAAGTATAAAGACAACGTAAATGAAGTTTATTCGCTCACAGGAGCCCATTTCAGCGACGAAAAGAAAATTATGACTGATAGTGACCTAAAACGATTTAAAGGCGCTCACGGGCTTCTATATGAGCAAGAATTAGGTTTACAAGCAACGATATTTGATATTTAGAGGTGGCACATGGAAGTACATTACAGTAGTAAAACAAACGAGTGGACAACACCACAACATTTATTTGATGACCTAAACGAAGAATTCAGTTTTACATTAGATCCTTGTTCAACAGACGAGAACGCCAAATGCCGGAAGTATTATACAGTAAAAGATAATGGGTTAATTCAAGACTGGTCTGAGGACATTGTTTTTATGAACCCGCCATACGGTCGAAGTATTAAGCGTTGGGTCAAGAAGGCTTATGAAGAAAGTTTGAAAGGCGCAACGGTAGTTTGTTTAATACCCGCAAGAACAGACACGACATATTGGCATGATTACATTTTTAATAAGGCTGATGATATAAGATTCCTACGCGGTCGTCTGAAGTTTGGAGATAGTAAAAACAGCGCTCCTTTTCCTAGCGCAATTATCGTTTATAGAGGTGCACAATGAGTAAATACAACGCTAAGAAAGTTGAGTACAAAGGAATTGTATTTGATAGCAAAGTTGAGTGTGAATATTACCAATATTTAGAAAGTAATATGAATGGCGCTAACTATGATCGTATCGAACTACAACCTAAATTCGAACTACAACCTAAATTTGGGAAGCAAAGACCGATTACGTAT